CTGAGGACAGCCTTGGGGCAGCCTGGAAATCACCAATCGAATCATCGACATGCAAACGGTGATCAAAAATGGCCCAGCCTGCCCCGCGCCGCATCATAGTTGTCCCCGCCAACTGTGGATAAGCGTGAGGACAGCTTGCGGGCAGATCCGAAAACGCCTTGCCGATCAAGGCCTTGCCCATGCAGGGCAAGAATCGCGCAGGCATGCTGCGCCGCGCGGCCATCCGGCGGGGCTGCAAGGCGCCGCCGGGCACCGCCCGATGTTATCCCCGGCAAATGTGGACAAACCTCTTGACAGTGTTCTGACAAGAAGAAAAAAGCCTTACCCGCCATAGGGTTAGGCTGCGTGTGCAACAACTGCGCAACGCGCGCCGCGCGCCGCGCAGGCCGGCATCAGTCGTCGGCCTCGAGCCGCATGCCGATCTTCAGGCTCACCTGCCAGTGCGCGACCTTGCCGTCCTTGATGTGGCCGCGCGTCTCGGTCACCTCGAACCAATCCAGGTGCCGCAGCGTATCGGAAGCACGCGCGATGGCCTGGGCGATCGCATCATCGGACGACACGGTGGACGACCCCACCAACTCAATCTGCTTGTAGACGTGGCTCGACATGGCGTTGCTCCTTGTACGGTTGCTGGCCGCCGACCGGACGCGCCTCGTGCGCGCACTGCGCCGCCGGCTGATTCATTTGAGCACAGGGAAGAAACGGCGCACAGCACCGGATGTTGCGCAATGCGTCATCGCGCGACACCATGGCGGCCCGGCGCCTGCCGCATGGCGGACAGCGCGGGCGGCCCGATACAATCCTGCCTATGTCTTCCACACCAAAGCAAACGACCGGCGACGCCCTGGCCGGCCATACTCCCATGATGCAGCAGTAGCTGCCGGATGCATCGCAACGTGTTGATATACCGGGAGATCATTAGGCCGCCTGTCTAATATCAATGGCACGGCAATGCAGCGTTAGAACCGCGTGTTTGCTGGGCTTCGCTCTTAGTTTTAGACAGCGAATCAGCGCCTACGAATGGCGCTAAAGTAAGGCCACTGCCACCTTCTGAGGTCAAGCATGTGCAGCCATTACCAGGCCTTGAAAGATCAAGAGCGGATGCGCAAGTATTTCGCCGCGCATCCGTCCGCCGAAGTGCCAGCCGACATGTGGCCCAGGTACATGGGCGCATTCATCCGGCGGCCGCTGGAGTGGGACTCGGGCGACGAGGCAGTACCGGAACGGGAAGCAGCCACCGGACGATGGGGAATGATCCCACCCGGGACCAGGCCGGAGAAGTTGGCAGAAGCCAGCAAGAAAAACACGTCCAATGCGCGCTCTGAAACCGCCCACCAGCTATGGACCTTCCGCAACGCCTGGGCCAAGGCGCAGCACTGCATCATCCCCGCCGACGCCATCTACGAACCTGACTGGCGCAGCGGCAAGGCGGTGCCTACCCGCTTCACCCGAGCGGACGGCGCACCCCTGGGCATCGCCGGCCTGTGGGATCGCTACCGCAACGCCGCCGGCGAATGGATCGACAGCTACACCATGCTGACCATCAATGCCGACGACGACCCGCTGTTTCGCGACTACCACCAGGCCGGCAAGGAAAAGCGCATGGTCGTCATCCTGCCCGACGGCGCATACGGCGACTGGCTCACCGCGCCGGCGACCGACACCCGGGATTTCCTGCTGCCCTACCCGGCTGACCGGCTGGTCGCCGCGGCCGTGAAGTGACCCCGATTTATCAGGGATATACTGTGTTTTTATACAGTATTAAGCAAGATCATGAAGCTGGAATGCTCGGTGACCCGCACCCATCGGCAGGGCGAGCGCCTGAAAGATCGTGAATGGGATCAACCCGTCATCGGCATCGTCCGGATGCAAACGGCTTTCATCCAGACCCTGAACAGAGAAGTCCCCATGATGACCATGGACAGCCTGGAAACTTTCGGCAAGTCGCGGCGCGGGGCTATCCCCGACCTGCTGGAGCCACGCCTGCTCACCTTCTGCTCAGACCGCGGCATGATGGTTGTCGGCTTCGAGGAAATCTGCGGCCGGCGATACTATCAAGGATGGTGGATCCGGTGGGACTTCACCGGCACAACCGCTTGATCGTTTCATTGCCGTCGAGAATCTGGCGACGCACCGCGGCCGGCGTTGCATCGACCTGCTCGACCGTATCGAACCAGATCGGCCGCGCATGGTCGCAGAACTCAACGCCGACCCGAGCCGCCGGGCCGGCGCACCCAATCAGACTTGAGGCGATCAGCAACGCCATCATCATCAGTAGCAGCAACCTGGTTTTGCACATCCCGCGCCTCCTTCCTGGCCCTGGCGGCCTGCTCGTTGACTGCCGCCTCGCGCTCGGTGCGCTCGACGGCCCTGCCGCTGGCGCGGCCACGTACAAAGATGATGGCCACCGCCGCGACGGCCGCAGCCGCCGCAGCGAGATAACCCCACACCCGCGACAAGATCGCCATCAGCCCCTCCCCATGAACGCCAGCACCTGGCTGTAGTAGCTGCCCCACTTCGACCGCAGGGCCGCTCGCTGCGCCTCCGTGCCGCGCGTATAGGCCCCCGGCCGCCAGGTACGCAGGTACAGCGCCCAGGCGGCCTCTACGTCACCCACCGCAGGCAACGCCTTGGGGTCCGTCCACAGCAGCAGGCGCGCCACGCCGGCGGCCAGCGCGTCGTCGTACTCCAGCGCGCCGTAGATGGCGTCGGGATCGAAGCGCACGCTGCGGGCCGCGCACAGCGCCTCCAGGGGCTTTCTGCTTGCGTGATGCAGGTACACGCCCCACACCCCGCCACGGCTGGCGCGCGTGCCCTTCTCGAACTGCCACAGCCCGCGCGCCGGACCGCGAACGCCTGGCCGGCCCTGCACCACCTGGAAGCGATGGACGCCGGCACTTTCCTGCAGGCAGATCGCCAGCAGCATGACGCGCGCCTCGGAGGTGTCCATGGTGGTCGGCAGCAAGGCCAGAGCCGGACCGATGGCCCCCTCGGTGATCTTCTGCAAGAGCGTCATTCCGCCGACCCTCCACGCAGGCCGAACAGCTTGGCCCGAGCCTCGGCGACCCACACCAAAAAACCTTTCTCCCGCATGCTCGCCATCCAGCGCATATAAGCGCCCAACACCCACCACGCCGGCAAGCCAGCCAGAAGCATGCAAGGCCCGAGCACGTAGAACATGGCCAACAGCCCTTCCTCGCCCGTGCCGCTGCGCTTGGCCACCCAATGCGCGGCATCGATAAGCGACGGCCGCCAGGAAATGACAGCGATGGCCAGCATCGGCCCGAAGATGAACGAACTGAACACGGTGCAGACGGTGCGCGCCACGAACTCGCGCGCCGTCCGCGGCGGCATGATGACCATGCCGATGATGGCGGCCAGCGCTGCCGGCACGCCGAAAGCCAGGGCCAGTTTTACGGCGGCCCAGCCGCCAATGCCGGTCGAACTCGGCTCCATGATCTTGCTCCTGTGAAGGGTTTGCATCGCTGCCTCCCTGGACGAAAAAATGCCCGCTCTAGGCGGGCTGATTGCGTGGGCCTTCGTCAGGCTTGGATCTGCATCGCAGCGTCGAACAGTGCATCCAGTTGCTGTTCGCTCCACCCCAGCGCAGCCGCGCCAGCTGCAAGCGTCGGACTCGTTCGGCTGAACTCCGTAGCGGTCTCGAACGCCAGCTTGTGCAGCGGATCCGTGCCGGGGTCGTTGGCCCACGCCGTCACCGCATCGAGCAAGCCGGCCTGAAGCAAGGCCGCCAGAGCCTGGAAACGGGAAACGGAAACCGGCGCCACGGATGGGACGTAGTCGGCGTACTGTTGTTCCAGGTCATTGGGCGCGGGGCCGTCCAACCATTCCAGATCGGCCAAGCCGCCGTCTTGCGGCAACTGCCACTCGCGACCCGGATAGACAGACAAGAGGAACTCGGTGATCTCTTTCACAGGGACACCTCCGTAACGGTGTAGTTGATCGTCTCGGTGCGCACTGCCGAGGAGGCCTGGTTCGTCCAGGAGTAGAGCAGGAACCGCCGCTCCGCCAGCGACGTGTTGGCCAAGTCCGGAACGAGGATGTGCCCCATCGCCTCCAGGCCCATCGCGGAGCCACCCGAGGCGTACGCGTACAACGACCGCAGACCGGTTCCGATTGGAGTCGGAGTTCCAGTGGTCTCGTAGATGCGCCAGCTGCCCAGCGGATTGCCGGCGCTCGGCGCGATACCTGCGTAGAAGTTGCAGTTGAGGACGAGGATCGAATTTGTCGACTTGGGCTGGACTGTCAGCGTCACGCCCTGGGCATTCCCCGGCGAGGTCGAAGTTCGGGTTGATCCGGTGGTGGTAAAGCTGACCTGCTGGATGACTTCACCGGGCAGATAGGAACGAGCCGCGGCATATGCGGCTCCGCTCCACTCCATGAGGCCTACACCGGGGACAATAATCGGACCGATGTCGGTCGTCGGCAACGATCCGCCGGGAATAATAGGCGCATGCGCGCGCAGCAGCACCCCCTCCTGCACCCATGCCGACCCGGCCGCATTGCGGCGCTTGAGCAGATTGTTGCCCGTGTCCGCCCACGTCATGAACGGGCCGGCCAGCGCCCCGGGGTCGTCAGGTCCAGCGAAGTCGGTCGCGATCGTGGCGAGCGCGGCGTTGACCTGCTGGACCATGGCCAACCCAGGCAGCGGCGGCGTGGTGGATACGGCAATGCTTTCTTGTGTCATGTCGTCAGTACCTCTGAGCGAACCAATTGATCACCCGTTCGACGGGCGTGCTGATGTTGACCATCTGGATATCGAACCCCTCCAGGTCGGTGTTGGTGATCACCTCTCGATCGCCATTCTTCGCGTCGAGCGTGGTGACCTGGATGTTTGGTTTGGCGTGGAAATGCTTGGGGAAGGTGACGCGCATCCCGCCAATGGGCACGGTGACCTCGGTACCCTGTTGCACCAAGTCGGGAACATCGATCGTCCAGGTGAAGGAGCGAACGAAGGGAACAATCAGGGGATCGTCGGTGCGCAGAAGGAGGCGCACGTCAAAGTACCGAGCATTGATCGTGCCCGGCACATAATCCCGCCACTCGGTCCAATCGCCTGCCGTCTGCGCATGCCGTATCTGCGGCACCACGTGATAGAACTGGCGGTTCGAGTCATTGAGGAAGTCGTCGACGGATAGAACATCGTCCATCGCCAGCACGTTCTCACCGAAATTCAAGGCGTACTCATCGATCTCGAAATCCACCCGAACAGGCGCGGGGTAGCCGATGTCGACCACATTGGACTCGGCCGTTTCGTAAGCCCCGCCACTGGACACGCCGCCGTAGAACAGCACGTCATCCAGCGCCAGCACATCCTCCGCCATGAGAATGTCACCGGTGCCAACAAGCGTCAGCTCCCCGTTATGCACGATCGCCCCGCCGGACAGATCTCCCGTCCAGCCTGGGTGCTCGTTAATCACCTCCAGGACATTTCGAACCAGCACGGCGCCGGACACCAGCAGGCTATCGGGCGGACCGTAGATCGTCGTAGCCCCGTACTGGAACCTCGCCGCGACCCAATACAGCCCGTTTCCAACCGCCAGGCTCTCCAACGATGGCGTGATGGCCACCGTCCGCGAGTTGGCCCAGCCTGGGCCCAGGCGGACTTCATAGGACGGCTGGCGGATGTCGACAACACGGTCCCATACGAGTGTCGTCAAGCCGTCACGGAAGACCGTCGTCAGGCCTGTGACAGGCGGCAAGGGCATGAGCAAGCCGGCAACCGTGTAATCCTGCGTGCGAGGCTGCCCAGTATTGGCCCCCGTGACAGGCCGGACCGTAGCCGTGATCATGTCTCCGGTCTTTGCAGACACGATCAAGCGCCGTTCCTCGGTCGTGACTGAAGGCTGGCTCACGCCGTTGATACTGACCGTCACCGAGGCTCGCGTCTGCACGGAGAGCACCCAGCCGATCTCAACCGCGACGTCGTCGTTGACCACGCTGCGGATGGTTTCCGCAAAGGTGATCAGGAACACTACACCTCCCAGCAGTGCGCCGTCTCGCGGCGGCGTGTACTGATACGGGTTGCTCTCGCTCTTGTAGTACTCCAGATCGTCGTCGACCGCCTCGAAGCGGAGGCCGTCACCAGCCGGCACGACCGCCGTTATCTTGAAGCGCCTTCCCGGCGTCGCCAACGGGTCGAACTGCCACGCCCAGTCGAATACGGCGCAGTCTTCGTACCCCGTGTCGCCCGGCATCGGGAAGCCGTCCAGGTCCGACACGATGGTCAGCTCGTCCACCTCGCCCACCGCAGAAACCACCGATACCGTTTTCATGTTCCCGTCGGGGTCGCGCAGCAAGACGGTCCCGGATCCGGCACTCGGAACCTTTTTCTGCAGCTTCATGGTCCTGCCACCGCTGCCAGGCATAAGGCGACCCGAGTATCCCCACTCCGTCAGGTCGTGCGAGAACGAAACCACGTCGCCGCGCACAGCTACCAGGCCTTCGACATCCGTCTCCCACTGGATCCGCCGGCGTTTCCAGACCTGAGCAGCCGCCAGGAGGTTGGCTTCACGCCCGGCCATGTCTTCGTACACGCAGCCATCAAAGTCCAGTTGCAGCGGGTTATTCGTCGTGGTGGCGCCTGGCACCTTGACGCGCACTTCGTCGAGGATCCAGCCCCGCGCACTATTGATGAAGTTGCCCACGATCTCGTCGACCGTGCCGTCGTTCGTGTAGGCGATCTTGAAGGACCCTGCCTTGACGTTGAACGGACCAAACATCGCCGACACCGGCAGGTTCTCGGCGTCCCAAATCACGCCCAGCTTTCCCGTCTGGTACGTCAAGGTGGCTCGGCCAGCCCGCGCGATCATCTGCAACACCGCCGCGGTGCTCATCTTCTCCGTGAGGACATAGTCGAAGGTGAGCTTCTTCGCCGCGCACCACGCACCCCACACCTTGATCGACTCGATGTCGATCTCTGCGTCGGAGAGGCCACCACCGTAAACCCGCTTGCCCCCCTCCATCTTGCCACGCGCAAAGAAGAGATACCACCACGCCGGGTTGCTGGTCTCCTGCTTCGCCCAGGCGGAACCTGTCCAGGCCAGGCACTGCGCGCTCGCGATGGCGCTGAACTCGTCGATGGCGCCGTTGAGTTGCCCCGTCGCCCTCGCACGCATGGCAAGCCGAACCTGCCCCGTGTAGTCCGCCTTGTCCTGCTGGAAGGCCATGATCTGGCTGACGGCCGTCTCGTTGGACTCGCGCGAGGTGTTGATGTCGGCCGTGACCTTGATCACGCGCACCTCGTACTGACCAACCGGCACATCCCAGGTGACCTGCCTGCGCGTCGGCTCCTGCCGTGCCCCGGTGAGTCGCACGCCGGGCTGCGCCGGGACCTTCAGCGGATCCGGGGCTATGCCCTGCCACGGCTGGCCCAACTGATACGGGTGAGGCACCCAGCGCCAGCGGTAGAACCCACCGGTAACCGGGATCGTGTCGCCATCGGTATGGTCGGCCGGATTGGTCGAACCGTACTCCGTCTGCTGCTGATCCCGCCAGCGCAGGGACCAGTAGTGCGTGGCAAACTGTGCGCCGATCAAGCCCTGCTCTATCCATGAGCTGGTGCCGACCCGACGGTACTGGATCCGAATGTCCACGCTCCGCGACGCTATGCCCCCGTCATCATTGATTCGGAACAGGCGGGAGGCCAGCTCAACGGACAGGCAATACACGTCCGGCCCCGTGGTACGCGTCTGCCACCCTTCAGCCTGCGGAAGAGCGAACCCCTGGATCGTCTCCGGGTTGCCAGCAATCAGGCTCAGTTTGCCGTTGGCACCCGACCGCTGAACCTGCACATCCTTGTAGTCCTCGACAGGCGTGCTGCCAATGCGCAGATCCGTCAGGCTGACATCCATGCCTTGCAAACCGAAATGGAATGCCTGGCGCAGGAACTGGTTGTCTCCTACCTGCTCGGTGTACGGATCCACCGCTAGATCCGGAACAACCTTGTGGCGGCCGAAGACCAGCATCATCGGCTCGTAGGGGCGCTTGCGGTTCCGGCCGCCCTGAATGGAGTAGGTGGAGCTCGACTCGTACTTCTGCCCCTGACCCAGCTTGGCCGAGGTGGGCGTAGGCGGAGGCAATAGTGCGTTGATCAGCAGGGAGCCGCCGATCATAATGCCGGCGCTGGCCAGCGACAACGCCGTGCCGGTAAGCTGAAACCCAGAAAAAAATCCCGGGATCCCGGCGCCCGGGATTGTCACGGATGCCGCTACCAACGCAATCATCGCCACAGTACGCAGCACCTTGCCGCCGCCACCGCCGCCCTCACCCTTCGCCCGGATGACGACCTGGTCGCCCTGGCGCGGGATCAGGCGCTGCCACAGGGCAAGCGGCACCGGCCGGCCGTTGTGCCACACGTTCACCACGCGCGACGGCAATGCCACCCCCATGCGTTCGCAGTACCGGCCCAGCGTCTCGCCGGGCAGGAAAGCAGCGCAATAGGCTTTACGCCCCTCGGAGGCGACGAACGGATTGTGCACCACCATGAGCGCTGGCATAGCCGGCTCGGTGGGGTCGTGCTTCTCTACGATTTCCACCGGTAGAACCCTTCAATCTTGTAGTCGATCATGGTCATGGCCCGCAGGCGCTGCCGAATCACGGCGCCGAAGGACTTGTCGGCATGCAGAACCCACCATTCGCCGGCGAGCTGGCACATGACGCCGATGTGGAACAGGTCGCCGCGCGACGTGAGCAGCACCGGATGCCCCTCGACGGGCTGGGCCACACGGTCGGCGAAGTCGGCCTTCACGCGGGCAATCTGTGCAGCCTGAGCGCGCAAGGTGTCTTCATGGGAGCCAGGCAAGCCTGGGACAATGCCCAATACTTCGCAGGCGACCAGCTCAGCGAATGACGCGCAGTCCCCAACTTCCGGCACATAGGGCCGGTTCAGGTATCGATCGGACCAATGCATCAGAAAACTCCGGGTGCCGTCAGGGGGTCAAAGCGCATGGCCACGCCCGACTGCATCAAGGTGTTCTTGAAGCCTAGATCACCGCTGACACGAAAGTTCGTAATCTCCAGCCCCGTCAAGTCCATCGTCATGTCCAGTTCAATGTTCGACGGGTTGGAGCGCAGCAGCAGGATCAAGCGGCACTTGGCGCCCTTCCCGCCCTGGCTGTACTCCAGCCATTGCGTGAGCTCGCGGCCGATGTTGTCGACCTCGAGGCGCGCGCCTGGCACCTGCTCCGCCTGATCGTCCGGGATGGAGAGGTCGAATCTGCAGGCCAGAAAGGCGTGCCCCTCAACCTGGATATCCTGGGTGTCATTGACGAATCTGGCAGGTACAGCAAGGTCCGGATGGGTGATTTCGATGAGCTCGAGTAGCGGCTCATCGGCGCTGGTCGCATTAACGTTGCGCTTTGCCTGGGTGGAGAACTGTCGCGTCATGTCAGCCCACCGTTTCCAATTGAGCCGCTGCTCGCCACACCCTTCCGGGGCTGGACCAGGAGACCTTCCCCGACACGAACCGCGCTTGCTTGAGGATCAAGTCAAGCGGATCAGTCCAACCGAACCATCCGCCGCCACCGTTCAAGTCGGACCTCATCCACGCATCGAATGCATTTTTCTGCGCCACGCTCTCCACATGAACAATGACGTCGCGAGTGACAATCGGAGTAGTCCAGCGGAGCCGCTGCTTGGAGATCCCACCATCCATGTCGGTGCGCAGCACGCCATAGTCGGGATCCTCCCTGAAGCCTTCCAGCAACACTTTTGCGTAGCTCGGAAATACCACCATGTCACCCTCCCATTACGCCGCGCACCGCTTGGGCGGATCGGCCATTTCGCCGCAAGTCGTTCACGACAATGCTGATCACTTCGCCACTCACGTCCAAGCGACGATTCACGCCTGTCACCTGTTGCGGCGTGCCGTTGTTGATGATCTCCACTTGCAGAGCGCCACCCGACCGCGAGCGGCCAGCTGGCGGCGGAAGTGCCGGAGACCCAGCCATCCCGCCTACAGCGTGGCCCGTTCGAATGGAGCGTCGCAGAGCGGCAAAGCCGCTCGCCCCACCCAAGGCACGGATCTCATCCTGGTTCAGTACACCCTCGCCGCGGTGAACGATTCCGGCCGGCTCGAAGCGACCGCCGTCCCCGGTGTAGCCGCCCGAGGAAAACTGGATGCTGTCCAGCAATCCGCCCGCTGTGCCACCAATGCCCTGCAGGCTTGAGCCGGATACCGCGGAACTGCTGCCCATCCAGCTGCCAAGCAAGCCGCCCAGGGCGCCAGCCAGGGGGCCGGTGATGCTCTGCTGAATGGCGATTCGGACCATGTCGGAAATAATGCTGTCGGCTAGATCCTTGAAACTCAGTTTCCCAGTACGGACAAACCCCGTCAGCGCGTCGTCCATGCCAGTAAACGCGTTGGTCACCGCGCCTTCAATTGACGACGCCACGTTCAGCGCGCTGTCTACGTAGTTCCCCAACCCGCGCGCCATGCCCAACTGCCACGAGGATTCCGCCTCGCGCTTGCGGGCGGCGGAATCCTGAAGGATTGCCACCTGGCGATCTTCAGCATCGCGCAAGGCTTCAATTCGCGCCGCGTACGCGGACTGGTCCAGGCGCGTGGATTCGACCTGCTGGTCCTCCTCCAGCTTGCGGCGGCGCTCGGCGTACTTCTGCCGAATCGCCACCTCCTGCTCCAACTGCTCGCGCTGCTGGTCGGTCATCCCGACGCCCGCGACCTCGATGTCTCGTTCACGCTGGTACAGGTCGATCTCACGCTGCACCGCGTCGAAGTAGCGCGCAGACTCGGCGGCCTTTTTGGTGGCCTCCTCGGCCTCCTTCCAGGCTTGGATCTCGTCGAACAGCGCGATGGCGCGGGCGCGGTGCGCGTCCGACCCTTTGGCCTGCTCGATGCGATAGCGCTCCTGGGCGTCGGCTGTCATACCCAGCGTCGCGCGCTGCTCTTCCAGGCGCTTGACCAAGCCCTGCAACTCGCTTGCCTGCTGCGCGCTACCCTTCGGCAAGAACCGGTCGTTCAGCCGCTTCTGCGCATCGCTGTCGAACAAGGGCCCCAGCGCGGCACGCCACTCCTTCTCCGCCCCCTTCAGTCGCTCGCCGGGCGTGGCGAACTCCTTCAGGAACTTGTCGTAGGCGGCCCGGTACTTGTCCAGCTCGTTGATGACCGGCGCCACCCCATCCGCCGCGGCGGCTTGCGCCCCCGTCAGCGCCTCGATCTCCTGACGCAACCCGGCCACGTTCCCCGAGGCTTCGATCACCTTCTGCGCAAACTCAATCAGCCGCCCGCGGCTCGACTCGCTGGCGCGACCCGACGAGACGTAGGACTCGACCAAGGCGGCAAGCGAGGCGGCCATCTGCTCGGACGACAGGCTGGTATCGGACGCCACCGCCTTCATTTCCGCGGTGAAGTCGGCGCGGTACTGAGCAGCCGCGCGGGCGCCCTCGGTCAGCGCCGGCGTGAAGGCATTCCCCAGTTCGAAGATTGCGGCCTGGTTTTCCTTGAGGGCAGCGTTCAGGTCGTCGGTCTTGATGCTGATGACCTGCTGGCGCTGCAGTTCGTTCAGCTTCTTGAACGACGTCACCAGGTCATCCACGTTTCGCTTGGTGTCGGCGACTTCCCGTGCGCCGGCCGACGCCGAATCGCGCGCGTCCCGCCCGTACTGCAGCCACGCATAACCCGCAGCACCTAGTGTCAGTGCGACAACGCCCAGAGGCCCTCCGACCATAGCGAGCCCTGCCGTCGCCAATCGAGAGGCCGTCCCCATGGCTGCCATTCGCGCGGCCGCGACTTCGAGGGTTAGCGCCACGCCGGCCATACCGGTCGAGGCGGCAACCGCGCGAGCCGCGAATACCGTCATCGACAGCCCGGCAGACAGCACAGCTGCCACCAGCTTTGCGCCAATGACCGCAGCCACGCCGCCAGCAGCCACCGTCAAGGCATTGAGCCCCGCCTTAGCGGCGTCGGAACCCAGCGCAGAGTTCAGCCCCTCTACGGCATCCCGTAGAAAGGTTAGGCTGCCGTTTTCATCGGTCAGCAGCGCAGACACGGTATTGCGCAGACCGATCAGCGCGCCGCCCAGAGTGTCGCGCGCGGCTGCCGCTGCTCCCCCGTAGCTTTCCTCCAGGGCGCGCAGCACGACTCCCTGCGCTTCAGCAGTACGGCCGGATAGCTCCAGCTGCTCCACCAGGGCCTTCTGCTCCTCAGTGAAGCGGAAGCCTTGCCGGCTCAAAGCGGCCAAGCCCTGCGAGGGAATATCCAGCGCGCGACCAATCGTCTCGGCGGACGCGCGAATGGTCATGCCCGTGCGCGCCGCCATGTCGGCAGCCGCCTGCATTGCGCGCGGGAACTCCTGGCCAGCAATCCCGGTAAACGCCAACAGCGCGGTCTGCGCTTCGGTCACCTCGCCGGCCGAGATTGTGCTGGCCGACTCGATGGCATCCGCCATGGCGTTCAGGCTGTCGGCGCTCATCGTCGCAGCGCGTCCAGTCGACACCAGCACCGCGGCCAGCTGCGCCTGCTCGTTCTGAGCGTTGATCGTGTTCTGGACGAACGCGGTCAGAGCCGTACCCGCCGAGATACCGGCAAACGCTGCCCCCATCAGTGCAGAGGCACGTGTCCAGGAGGATCCGGCCTGCTCAGCGCTCTGCTCCATTTCACGTGCCGCCCGGCGGGTAGTACGGGCGGCACGGTCCATGTCAGTCTCGAAACTGCCGGTCCGAGCCAGCAGGTCGACGACGATTGATCCGGCAGTTGACATTCTCGAACTCCAATAAAAAAGGCCCGCGAAAAGCGAGCCTTTTCCCTTTCCTTGGCAACTATTTGGCAGGCGCTTTCTTTAATTTCTCGCAGAGCTCTGCCGCATACGAACTGATATCTAAAAGATCGCGCTGCTGCCGATCACCGCCCTCGGATGCAAGAACAATCACAAACGGCTCATAACCGGAATATGCGCCATATGCATTCTTCGCATTTACCAAGCCACACACATAGCGATGGTTCTCCTTGCCGTTAAAAAAGACACCAGAAGTCAAGCCCTGCAATTTGGCACTATCAGGATCCTTGAGCGCCTGCATCATGACTTCTTTGATCTTCGCCTCATCAATCCCCACTGCAACTGAATTTAATGACGCCCCCGCAATGGCCACGCCGAGAGCCCAAGTCAACATCCTATTCATCCTATGCTGCCTCCACATACTGAGAAAATAATGACCGAATAGTACCCGTGTCATATATCAACTGGGAGGTAGCAAGGAGCAACTGGACAGCGGCGCGCGCATTCCTGAAACCGCTAAGACAACCTCATCCCCAACGCTTCGAAAGTGCGTAGATCGGCAGCGCTGAATTGATCAGACATCCGAAGAGCTCCCAGTTCACTCTGCTCTGGGCCAGGATCAACGCCATCTGCCAACCAGCGCAACCTAGCCGTAAAATCCCCCCCCACTTGGACCTGCGCCAACATGGCCGCGGGCCGGTGGTATCGGTGCAGGTCATCGAAAGGCGACTCATCATAGAACTGCTGCCACGACCGGAATT